TTATATCATGCTAGTAATTTTATCGGTGGGATCGACACTAACCAAACGCAACAATGGCTAGGTATGTATTCAGCAGCTCTTGAGAGATGTGAGAATAATGACAAACAAGATTCATATGGTTCTGCACCTGTTGTTCAAAGAACAGATGTAAGTACAGATCTATCATTTTATAGGAGAAAATAATGCAGATACCTTTTGGTGAATGGTTACCTGATCAACCTAAACATTTGAATCCAGGTGCTAACGTAGCAACAAATGTATACTATGCATTAAACTCATATAAAAGATTTCCCTCTTTGGTAAACTATAGCTCTAATAATATTGGAGCTGATGCTAGAGGTGGTGGTTCTTTTAGAAATAATGCAGGAGCTGTATTTAATTTTGTTGCAAAAAATACAGATATTTATCAATTAAGTGGTGGAGCTTTTACATCACGTAAAGGATCTCTTTCAGGAACTAATACAGATTTTTGGACATTCACACAATTTGGTAATTATGTTATAGCAAGTAATGGTGTAGATGCACCTCAATATTATTTAATGGGAACATCAACTAACTTTGCTAATCTGTCAGCAATACAAACAGCAGGTACTGTTCCAACATTTAGAGTTTCAGGTGTTATAAGAGATTTTTTAGTAACAGGTAACCAAACATCAAATCAAAATAGAATCCAATGGTCTGGAATTAATGATATTACAACTTGGTTATCAGGAACTAAACAAGCTGATCAACAAGATCTTCCAGGATCAGGTGGTGAAATTGTAGCTATCACTTCAGGTGAATATGGCTATGTATTTAGACAAAACCAAATTATTCGTATGGATTATGTTGGTGGAGCAACTGTATTTAGATTATCTGTAATATCTCCTAATAGAGGAGCTGTATATGGTAAGACTGTAGCACAAGATAATAGACGAGTATTCTTTTATGCTGATGATGGATTTTACGAAATACAAGGTGATAATGTAGTTTCAATAGGTGCAGAAAAAGTAAATAGATTTTTTGATCTTGATGTTAACAAAGCATATTTAGATAGAATAGTAGCAGCTGTTGATCCTTTTAATCAACTTGCTATGTGGCTTTATCCATCAGTAAATAACTTAAACAATACTACAGGTGTTTGCGATAGAATTATTATTTATAACTATGCTACTAAAAAATGGTCTATAGCAGAAACAAATGCTAGTTTTATATTCAACCAATTTGTAGGAGCTTATACTGTAGAGTTAATGGATATTATATCTACTAACCTAGAGAATATTAACATAGCATTAGATACTGATTTTTGGTCAGGTGGACAAAAGTTTTTAGGAGCTATTGATGGAGATTTTAAAGCAGCAATCTTTTCAGGATCTGCAAATATAGCTGAAATAGAAACATCAGAGTTTGAGGCCTTTCCTGGACGTAGAGCTTCTATTACAGGAGTAAGACCTATTGTAGATGCAGAAGCAACTGTAACAATTAAAACAAGAAACAAACTTGCAGATACAGCTACAGAATCTAGTTCTTCTACTATGAATGCTAATGGTTTAAATCCTGTTAGACAATCAGGAAGATATATTAGAGCTAATGTTCAAGTACCAAGTGGCACATTGTTTAATCATGGTCAAGGTATTGACATAACAGCAGTTCAATCAGGTAACAGATAATGACAGATAAAACAGATATAGATAACGTAAGATATAGTTTTGAAACACAAGAGTTCTTCCAACGACAAATTGAAGAAGCAATTAATACATTAATCAACGAAAAAAACATAGAAAATAACAAAGCATTTTCTTGGTTTATAGGAGCATAAAAATATGGCAGGTATAAAAGATTATAGCAGTACAGCAAGTAATAACACTACAGTAGGTGGTATTAGTGTAGCTGAAGGTATGTTACCTTCTAACATTAATAATACATTTAGAGGATTAGCTGGTGAAATTAGAGAATGGTATAATGATTCACAATGGGTTATTTACGGAGATGGTGATGGTACACATACAGCAGCATACGCAAGTTCAACTTCTTTTACAATTGCTAGTGCAAATGTTACGTCAATTTATTCTGCTGGACGAAGAATTAAAGCAGTAGCTTCAACTCCAGGAACAATTTATGGAACAATAGCTAGTTCATCTTTTTCTACAAATACAACAGTTAATGTTACATGGGATAGTGGAAACTTATCTAATGAAGCAGTAGTTATTTATCTAGCTGCATTAACAACTGCGTCTATTCCAACTGGTATAGATGCTGCAAGAATTAATACTGGTGTAGTATCAAATGCAGAATTTAATTATCTTAATGGTGTTACCAGTGCATTACAAACACAATTAGATGCGAAACAAGCAACAATCACAGGATCTGCTACAACAATTGACACAGAGTCCTTAACTGCAAGTAGAGCTTTAATTTCAAATGGCTCTCAAAAAGTAGCTGTTTCAGATGTTACAGATACTGAACTAGGTTATTTAGATGGAGTATCATCTGCTATACAAACACAGATAGACTCTAAACAAGCTACTATTACAGGTGCAGCTACAACTATTGATGATGCTGATTTAACAGCAAGTCGTGCTGTAGTATCGAATGGATCAGGTAAAGTAGCAGTATCAGATGTAACATCTACAGAATTAGGTTATCTTGACGGAGTTAGTTCAGCAATTCAAACTCAGTTAGATGCTAAACAGGCTACAATAACTGGATCAGCAACTACAATAGATACAGAATCTTTGACAGCTAATAGAGCTGTTATATCTAATGGTTCACAAAAGATTGCAGTATCTGACGTTACTTCAACAGAATTAGGATATTTAGATGGTGTTAGCTCAGCTATACAAACTCAAATGGATACTAAAGCTACAACAGCATATGTTAATGATGCAGTAGCAGGTCTTAGAACAAGAGTAGTAGTAGAAGCAGCATCAACAGGAAACTTAGATTTAGCTTCTGATCTTCAAAATGGAGATACAGTTGATGGTGTTACACTTGCAACAGGTGATCAAGTATTACTTAAAGATCAATCTACTGCTAGTCAAAATGGTATTTATACTGTTGTATCTAGTGGAACAGCAGGTAGATCTACAGAATATGATTCAATAGATGAATTATCAGGTCAAATGGTCATTGTTAATCAAGGATCAGCTAATGATAATAAATTCTTTTTATGTACAACAAATAGTAATGCATCATTAGGATCAGACTCAATTTCATTTTCACAAGTTACACCTCAAAATAATGGTACTGTTACATCAGTAGGATTAGCTGATGCAGGAGCTTCTGAATTTACAATAGGAAGTACACCTGTAACTTCTAGTGGTACTATAACTATTGCAGTTAATAGTATTGCAGACACAAAATTAGGAACAATTGGAACAGCAAATAAAGTATCTTTAACAGCATTAAATATTGATGGTGCTTCAGATATTGGAGCTGATTTAACAACATCTGATTTAATTGCTGTAGATGATGGTGCCAATGGAACTAATAGAAAAGCAGCATTATCAAGAGTAATAACTTTAGTACAAGCAAACATAGATGATCCAACAGCACTTGCAATAGCTTTAGGATAAATATATAAATAGGAGAAACAAATGGCAAATACGTTTAAGGCAATCAACTTCGCAGCAGAACCAGCATCAGCTGGAACACCTTATGTGATGTATACAACAGCTGGAAGTACAACTACAGTAGTTCTTGGTCTTGTATTAGCTAACATTCATACATCAGCAGTAACAGCTGAAGTAGAACACGTTAGTACAACATCAAATAGAGGTGGAGCAAACAATGTTGATAATGGTACATCATTCTTAGTTAAAGATGTAACTATTCCAACAGGAAGCTCATTAGAAGTTTTATCAGGTTCTAAAGTAATTTTAGAAGCTGGCGACAAAATTCAAATAGATTGTTCAGTAGCTGATAAGATTTCAGGCACATTATCAGTAATGGAAATCACATAATAATTAGGAGTTAAAACACATGGGTTATATAGGTAAAAAACCAACAGATGCACCATTAACATCAAGTGATATTGCTGATGGTATTATCTCTACTGCTGATTTAGCTAACACAGCTGTAACAGGAGCAAAGGTAAATACAGATGTTATTTCTGCACAAACAGCACTTACAGCAGAGCCAGCTGATACAGATGAATTTTTAGTTTCAGATGCTGGAGTAATTAAAAGAATTGATTATAGTTTAATTAAAGGTGGTGGAACTCATGCTTTAGTTGCTTCATCAACTATTACTAGCAATACATCTATTGTAACTTTATCAGGCATGGATAGCACATATAATACTTATATGGTTGAACTAGAAAATATCGTTGCTACAAGTGATAATGTTCAAATGGGTCTAAGATTTACACAAGGTGGAAGTGTAATTGATTCAAATTATCAATGGCAAGTTCATAGAGCTGGAATAGCTGAAGGTGTTATAAATGTCCATGTGCATGGTGATACAAGTAATATTGTTTTTGCTCATGGAGTAGCTGGTAATAATGATCCGTCAGTTAATGGCAGAATATTTATTTATAATGCACCAAACACTTCTATGCACACATCTATTGTTGCTTCAATAAGTTTACAACATAGAGATAATCATGATCACCAATTACATCATTCACATGGTGAAATACAAAATAACACAGCTTCAACAGCAGTTTCTTTAAGGTTTAGTGGTGGAAATATTGGATCAGGTGTTTTAAAACTTTACGGAATAACATAGGAGTTAATCAATGGCTCTTAACTTTGCTAACAACAATTCCTTATCATCAATCACAGCTTTACCAGCTAGTGTTAGTGGTGGTGCATTAAATTTAATATCTACACAGACAGCTAGTAGTAGTGCAACAATAGATTTTACTAGCGATATAGATAGCACTTATAAAGAATATATTTTTAAGTTTTATAATATGCACCCAGCAACAGATAATGT